ACGGAATGGGACATATTGAAAATTCCATTTTGGCTTGTGCTCGAAAAGACTATTTGTCGGATTTGTATTGGCGATTGAACCAGGATTTTGTGCAGGATATTGTTAAGCCGTTAGATGAAGTTGAGATTTTAAATGGACGCAAGAATGTTAAATACATTAATGCTATGAATATGTCAACTGCTATAGGTTTTCCGTATACAGGCAACAAGCGCAAGTACATAAATGAGAGCATGGACGATAACAACGAAGTGGTACGTGAATTTAAAGATTCTGTTTTCTTTGAATCTTTTGAAAACAATAAGCGTCGTTATCTTAGAGGTCAGTCATGTATGTTGATTATGACATCGTGTCAAAAAGATGAAATAGTAAAACGATACAAGGACGGTGGTCCAAACACAAAAGTTAGAGTTTTTACTGCTGCTGGTATTGACGCACAGATGTTGATAAGGGCATATTTTTTGCCCGTAGCCGCGTTTTTGAGCACATTTCCCTTGTCCAGTGAGTGCGCTGTTGGTGTTAATTGTTTTAGTACTGAATATTCTGAGTTGCGTGATCATTGGGTTAAACATGGTGAGGATAGAATATTGGCAGGTGATTACAGTTCTTGGGACCAAAAGTTGACACCCCAACTTATGATGGCAGCCTTTGGTGTGATGATATCAATAGCTGAGTGTAGTGGAAATTACACTAGTGACGACTTGAAAATAATGTGGGGTATTGCTCGTGACATGAGTTATCCACTTGTTATTATTAATGGTGTTCTAGTGCGATTACATGGTAGTAATCCGTCTGGTCAAAACGTCACTTCCCATGTCAACAGTATTATCAACAGCTTGTTGTTGCGTTGTGCATTTTTTGTTAAATATGGAGGAACTATAGCAACAGGCAGTTTTAGGAAGTACGTTACCAACATGACTTACGGTGATGATATGAAAGCGGGTATTAGTAAGTATGTGGATTTTACTTTCGATGAGTACAAGACTTTTTTAGCGCATTTAAACATGAAGTTCACACCACCTGATAAGAGGGCCACAGAAGGAATTCGCTATTTTAAGGAATCTGAAGCGTCCTTCTTGAAACGCACTTCTGTTTACATGCCGGAACTTAACACTTATATAGGTCAATTGGAGATAGAATCAATCTATAAAAGTTTGTATTATGTTAAGAAGTCGAAGGTTAGTTATGATGAAGTGATAACGTCTACGTACCAGAGTGCATTGAATGAGTTTTTTTATCATGGAAAAGGGGTGTACGAGGAGAATTTGGACAAGATCAGAAAGCTTAGCGAATGTCAGAAGATTTATTTCCCTGAATTGAAGTTCAGTTTTGAGGATAGGGTGGAAATATGGCATAATAAATATACTAGGATGATTATGCCCAAGGATGAAATTGAGTTCGATTTGGACGAACAAAGTGGAAATGTTGTTTGGTTACCGATATAT